CAGCGTGGCACGTGCTACCCCTGCCCGTAGGAGAGACACGGACACAGCACGCCGCAGGCAATCGCCAGAGGGAGCACCCCGCCGCACCGGCTCCGCCTGCTTTCTCCGCGTCTGTCAGGCGATCCAGCAGGAAGAAGGGGAAGAGGGGATGGAAGGAAGGGAGAGAGGGAAAGAGGGAAAATACTTGGAGGGAAAAAGAGATTGAATCACGCTCAGAGTCATCAAATAGCCGAACGTCCGCCCCTGGAGCATCGACGCCACGACAGCGCCGCGTCTGCCAGTGCCAGCCCGTCATGGCTCCGCCACGCCTGCCAGCTGTCCGCCATTCCTCCGCTGTTGCTCCGCTCAGTTCTACTTTTGCAGAGTTTGTAGAATCGGCCCCCATTTTCGCCCGTCAATAGACGCAAGGACATGACCAGCTCGCCCGCCTGCCCACCCACCAGCACCAGGGGGAGCCTTTACATTTTCACCGTCGCTCGCACTTCTGACGAACTGCCCAGTACCTACCATCTATCACCTACCCTCCAAATCTCATTTTTCGCTCGGCATTCATCTCGACGATTTTCCAGCAATAAACGAGCTTTCTCGCCCTCTCAAAAACTCCATTTTTGCCATACAGACCCAAAATTTATTTACCGACCTCCCTAATTCAGCACGACTACCGACGCATTTTTCTCCGAAAGTAACAAAAAAATTCAATGTTTAGATTGACTTTAGACCATGTTTATGGTAGAATAAATTAAGGATACAAGCGATAATTGACGGCGTTTTCGTTACAAAGAAAATGAGGTGTATTATGAACACACAGCTTTCGCTCTTTGATCAGCCTGCAACCCTTCAAGTCAATGCCGTACCATCAACCAACCGTAAGGTCATCCAATTTCCCAATCTTTCCACCGCAGAGCCTCCCAAGAAAACCAATTACCGCAGAGGGGAGGAACAGACAGTATTTCCTATCAAGTCCCGTGAGCAGCTGGACGCTATGGCCTCCTGGTTACGGGCCAACGCTGACCCCAAGTATTTGCTTGGATTTATCCTGGGAATCAACCTTGGGCTGAGAGCCAACGAGCTTTTGGAGTTGAAATGCTCTGACATCTTCTTCCCGGATGGCAAGATCCGGTATATCGTTGGAGACTACACCGATACCACCGATAAAATCTCAGTCTTCCAGGAGAAGGTAGACAAGCGACGTGGACTTTATTTGAATGAATCATGCGTCCACGCTATCCAATGGTATTACGGTGACGATGTAGGACACTACTCCGACGAGTATCTTTTCCCGTCCCGCGAGGGTGGGCACATTGAAGTGGACACCTTACGCAAGGTGCTGAAGCGTGCAGCGCAAGCGTGTGGAATCAAGCAAAACATTGGCACCCATACGCTACGGAAAACCTTTGGTTACTTCCACTACCAGAGCAACCACGACATTGTGTTTCTTCAACGTCTTTTCGGGCACTCCAGCGCCCTGATCACCATGCGATATATCGGGATCGCTGATGAGGAGGAAAAGAAAGCTTACCATAACGTATCCATTGACCTGCTAGGAGATATTTGATTTTTTTCAGATTTTTCGCGCTGTCTGTTAGCAGAAGACATGAGACACACGATACGGTTAGTTTGTAATTTACGCTGATAGTCTCTACCCCGTACCAACTCTTTTGGTTCAGCCGCCACAGACTTTCCGTATATCCGCGAGCGTAGCGAGCGGCTGAACGCAAAATTGCCAATTTTGAAAAACTCATTTTTCATAACTTTTTTGAGCACTTTAGGCGAAGCCTATTTACCCCCTTCCCCTATAAGGGTCGATTTTCAAAAATGCAGATTTCCCAAGGGTTTGAGGGGTGTCAAAATTGGATTTTATCACCTCCAAGGTGATAAACCGTTTTTTCAATTTCGAACTTTTGAACTTTTTTGGAGGTTTTGCTATGTTCCTGAGAAAGCGTCCTAAGCCAGAGTGGTCACTGGCTGACCGGGAGAGAGAGCGAATGCTGCTGGACTATTTTGATGCCGAGACACAGCTGGAAAAGCGGGCGGAGAGGGTGATCGTGTGCAGGGGTGTCATAGACCTTTACCCGAGCGGCCCCGACAGGGATCGCGCCGTCAAAGACTGTGAGGTGGCACGGAACTTCATGCTCTATGCGGCTGATAGGGTAGATGTCCTGCGAAAGCAAATGATTGACTACATCGCGGAGCACGAGAATGACTTTGTGGTTACGGCCAAGTGGATCTCCCCACTTGATGATGCTCCCAGCCACACCATTATTGAGCGGGTTTACCGAGATTTCTTTAAGGCACGGAGGTAAGGCAGGCCATGATTGAGGTGTCGTATGGAAAAGAGATGTAAATTGACGCCGGCACAGCGCCACGCTGTTTACGACAAGATGGGCGGACATTGCGCATACTGCGGTGAAGAGCTGGCCTATGAGGATATGCAAGTTGATCATGTCACTGCTCTTCGGATAGATGGAGAAGATGACCTGGCAAATATGCTACCGGCGTGTCGGAGCTGCAATCACTACAAACGCGGCAATTCATTGGAGGGCTGGCGGCGGATGCTGGAAGCTATGCCGGCCACATTGGAGCGCGACTGTTATACCTACCGTCAGGCTGTGCGGTTTGGTGTGGTGGCGCCGGTACCCAAGAAAATTGTGTTTTACTTTGAAAGAGGCGAGAAAAATGGTTGAATTTAGTGGAATCCCGACAGATATTGACATGAGAAAAATAAACGCGGTCAGTGCGTATCCTCTGACCGCCGATCAGGTGTTCATTTTTCGAATGAAGCTGTGCGACAATGATGTGGATCAGGATTTTGACCGCTTCACTACGGATACGCTGCACAACCTTGCCAAAATGTATGTTGGCAAACCGGGGGTCATTGACGGCCAGAAAGCTGGCCGCATCTATGACGCCTATGTGTCTGCGGATATCGAAAGGATCACGGAAGCGGGGGATATTTTCTGCGAGGTGATCGCGCACGTCTATGTCTTGCGCTCTGCGGTATCGCAGGAACGGTTTGAAGCCCTGATTAAAAAGGGAATGAAAAAGGTGGCGGTTGGATGCAGTTTTGTTTCTACAACCTGCTCTATCTGTGGAGAGGAAAGCTGCTCCCATATCAAGGGAAATGTCTATGACGGGAAGCTGTGCTTTAAGAATTTTAACTCCCTGCTGGATGTTTATGAGTGGGCGGTCGAAACTGATTCGAAAAAGCCCGATGAGGGTATGACCCTGGACAGCGCGATCTACCATTGTTATGAAGTGGCAAATCGGCTGAAAAATGGCGACGCTTGCGATTTTTGCGCTATCGAGCATGAACAGCTTGCCCATTGGCTGGAAGAGCTGAAAAGGCTGAGAGTGGAATGTGATGGGATGCGCTCGAATTGGTATAAGAGCGTGGAGAGAATTAAAGAACTCCAAGGGGAACGCGATGCCGCCGTGGATGATCTGCGCAAGCTTGTACCGGCCTGGAAGTGGGATGGAGCCGGCAAGCAGCAGAACCAGCAGGAAGAAGCACCCAAGAGCGGGCGGGTAGAGTTTGGATGAGCTGGATTATGATGATCGTTTAATTTTTTATAAAGCAACAAAGAAAATCAACGACAGGAGGGTGCATATAGTGGAGGAATACAAAGAATTTATACGCAAGCTGGAAGAGCGCGACGCGGAGATCCAGCGTCTGCATAATCAGTGTGCATCGCTGTTCTCCGAGGTGCAGACATACCGGAATGCCGCAAGGTTGTACGGTGTTGACCTTCGCACAATGTTGATGCTGGCAAAGAGTCAAATCAAGACCAGTGCCGATAATATCCGTCTGGTTGAGAAAATACAGGAAGTATTTGATCTATTCCGGGATATTCCGGAGAACCTGTCGGAAGGGGAACTGAATGCGGCGTTGACTGTGTACGACGGCGACGGTTCCAGACCGTATTGTGATCTGGTTTACTGCGGACTGAGTATTATCCGCGAATATTACAAGAAAAGGAGTGAGTACGATGAGTGGCGAAGAGGTAATTTGCCGGAGAATTTCTGACGGCGTATATTTGAACATCCCCCGTACATTTAATTTGGCACAAATTGCGGATTCCGGCCAGTGCTTCCGACTGACGGCAATGCAGGATGGCGGCTATGTGGCGGTCACTGATGAGAAGATGGTAAAGATCACGCCGGGTGCTGAGGGCGGGTATATCTTCCACTGCACCTATGATGACTTCCGGGATGTGTGGGTTGCGTATTTTGACCTGTGCGAAGACTATGAAGCATACCAGCAAAAGATGTCCGGCGACCCATTTCTGCGGGCAGCGATTGCGGCAGGCGGCGGTATCCGCATTTTACGACAAGATCTGTGGGAGATGGTAGTCACCTTTGTGATCTCCCAGCGAAACAATATCCCCCGCATCCGGAAAGCGGTGGACATCCTGTGCCAGACGTTTGGAACGCCGCTGGGGGAAATCGACGGACAGACATTCTACTCTTTTCCCACCCCTGAGCAGCTGAGGGGGCAGGATCTTTCTGCCGCTTCTTTAGGGTACCGGGAGAGCTACATCAAAGAGCTTGCCGAGTTGGATGCAGGCATTTGGCGGGAGATCCGGGGGCAGGATGAAGAGACGGCACGGAAGTCCCTGTTGTCTATTCGGGGTGTGGGCGAGAAGGTCGCAAATTGCGTGATGCTGTTTGGGCTTCATTGTATGGACAGTTACCCCAGGGATGTGTGGATCAATCGTATGATCAGCGACATCTATCATGGAGACTTTGATCCCACACAGTATGCCGGCTTTGCCGGGTATGTCCAGCAGCTCCAATTCTTTTACTACCGTATGGCAGTGAAGGAGGATGACGCATGATCGTTAAGGTATGCGACATGATCATGGGCGCGGGGAAAACCGAATCTGCGATCACGCTGATGAACCAGGATATAGAAAACCGCTATATCTTCATCACACCATACCTGGACGAAGTAGAACGGATCAAACGGAGCTGCAGTGTGCGGAATTTCAAAGACCCCCAGAGCAAGGGGGAGGGCGGAAAGCTGAGGAATCTGCATTACCTTCTGTCTATGAAGAAAAATGTAGCCAGTACCCACGCTCTGTTTGATTCCTATAACCATGAAACAATGTCGTTGATTCAGGCCGGTGGCTATAAGCTTATTCTGGATGAAGCTTTTGAGGCGGTCAAGATCATCAAACTTTCTTCCAAGGATTTGGAAATCTTGAAGCGGGACATGATCGAGATCGATTCGGATGACCGCGTGCATTGGGTTAAGGACGACTATGAGGGCAGATTCGAAGACCTGAAGGAGACGTGCATGACAGGGAACGTCATTTTATACAAGGACTGTTTGCTGCTGTGGAAGTTCCCCATTGAGGTGTTTCAGGCCTTTGATGAAGTGATTATCCTGACTTATATGTTTGACGCCCAGGTGCAGAAGTATTACTTCGATACCCATAACATCGAAGTACAACGGATCGGAACGGTGTATGAAAACGGGGTGTACCACTTTTGCGATACGCCCTATACCCCGGCGTATGTCGCGGAACTCCCGCGAAAGATCCATATTGTAGAGGACGATAAGCTGAATAAGATCGGGGAGACGTGGTCAAATTTGTCGTCTTCCTGGTTTGACAGAGCGAAGCACACAAAGGGCCGGCCACTGATCAAGCAGCTGCGAAACAATCTTACGAATTTATTTAAGAACAAGCTCGGCTCTTCGTCTGATCGAAATTTATGGACGGTATTCAAAGATGATTTTGATCTAGTGAAGGGCAAGGGATATACAAATGGGTTTCTCGCCTGCAATGTGAGAGCCACAAACGCATATCGCAGCAGAGATTGTTTGGCCTATTGCGTGAATATCTACTA